GAGGACATGAAACACTCAGACATTAAAAAAGACAAGCCAATGATGGAAAAGGTCGCCAAGAAAGCGGTCAAAGGCCATGAGCAGCGTATGCACAAGATGGCTAAAGGCGGCAAAACCAACCTTCAAATGAAACAGCTTGGACGTGGTTTGGCTAAAGTTGCTAATCAGAAAAAGTCTTCGTTCACCTACAAGCGCGGAGGCTGATATGGGGTACAGCAAAAAGATGATGGGCAAAGAAGTAGGTCAAGCTGCTGTTTATGCGGAGCCACATACTATGGACGCTAAAAAAGTAACAGCAAAGGTGCCAGAGAAGTCGGGCGCTCAGTACATGAGCGAGATAAACATCGCGGGTGGTGTGGTCAGCAAGGGTAACTACAAGGAAGCCAAAACAACTGGCATCAAGATTCGCGGTACCGGTGCTGCGACTAAAGGTGTAATGGCAAGAGGCCCGATGGGTTAATCATGACGTATACCGAGCTGTTCACTGCGGTTAAGAACTACCTGCAAAACGATTTTCCAACAAATACTTGGACAAACGTAGCAGGGACAGGGGTTATTACGTCTGACGGCACTAATCAGATTAATTTCTTTATCCAGCAAGCTGAAGAGCGCGTTTATAACACGGTGCAGATTCCTGCACTCCGCAAGAACGTCACGGGTGTTACCACCGGCGGTAATCAATATTTGTCTTGCCCGACTGACTTCTTGTCGGTCTTCTCGATGGCGGTGATTGACGGTAGCGGCAACTATGAGTACCTGCTGAACAAGGATGTGAACTTCATCCGTGCGGCGTACCCGAACCCAACTACCACAGGCATTCCAAAGTACTACGCGTTGTTTGGCCCAACGGTTGTGTCTAGCACTATCACGGACGAACTCAGCTTTATCCTTGGCCCGACTCCTGACATCCTGTACAACGTCGAGCTGCACTATTACTACTACCCTGAGTCGATTACTGTTGCGGCTGATGGTCGTACATGGCTTGGTGACAGCTACTCGCCGGTTCTGCTATACGGCACTTTGGTTGAGGCGTACACCTTCTTAAAAGGTGAGCAGGATATGACTGCTCAATACGAAAAGAAGTACCAAGAGGCTCTGATGCAGCTTAATCGTCTGGGTACAGGTCTGGAGCGTGGCGATGCTTACCGCGACGGTCAGGCAAAGATTAAGGTCAACCCATGATTCAGCAAGGACTGACAAACAGCTTCAAACAAGAGATGCTCCAAGCGGGGCAGAACTTGGCAACCGACACGCTAAAGATGGCGCTGTATACGGCGTTTTCTGATATTGGGCAATTGACTACTGTGTACACGACGGCGAACGAAGTGGTAGGTACAGGTTATACCGCAGGTGGCGTAATCATGACGGGTGTGACTATTAGCACAGAGACTACCGGCCCTAACGCTGGCACGGTGTATGTGGACTTTGCTGATGTGTCGTGGCCGGGTGCTAACTTTACCGCTCGCGGTGCTTTGATCTACAACACCACTCGTAGTAATAAGACCGTAGCAGTGCTGGATTTTGGTTCAGATAAGACGTTTACTTCAACCAACAACACCGTCACTTTGCCAGCAAACACGGCTACGACGGCTTTAATTCGTTTTCCATAAGGAGTGGTAATCATGCCTATCGCAAAATCGCAAATGGGTGAGACTGTTCAAGCTGGCGTGAGCAAACTCACGCATGGCGACGGTCGCGTAAAACTTGGCGGTGTGTTCAAGGTCGAGTGCTTTGGCCCAGACGGTGAGAAAAAGTGGGAAGATGAGTTCCACAATCTCGTCGTTAACGAAGGTCTGCAAGACTTGAACACCAAGTACTTCAAGGCTTCGGGCTACACCGCTGCTTGGTATCTTGGTCTGGTGCTTGGCCCCGGCTCAGGAACCACATATAACGCAGGTGACACGTTAGCCTCCCACGCTGGCTGGACTGAAGATACCAACTATTCCGGCAGTCGTAAATCCGTGACGTTTGGTACGGCTACTACCGCTGACCCGTCCGTAATCGACAACTCGGCAAGCCCTGCTGTGTTTAACATCAACAACACCACGACAGTTGCAGGTGCGTTCTTGGCTTCGGTAGCGTCCGGTACATCGGGCATCTTGTTTTCAGCAGGCGACTTTACCGGCGGCGATAAGCTTGTGGCAAACGGCGATACGCTGAACGTCACTTACACCTTCTCGGCTGACGCTGTTTAATTAAGGAGCAGTTATGGCTACTACGTTTAAAAAAGGCGACACCGTAAAGCTGGTCGCTACTGTCCCGCAAGGTCCGGTGGAGGCTTTGCGTATGGACGAGGACGGTAATTTTTTCTACCTCGTTTCGTGGACTGACGACAACGGTGCCGTGCAATCGCGTTGGTTTGAAGAGGCGCAACTGACCGCTGCGTAAAAAGGTAAAGGCGCATGTTTGGTATTACAACCTTTTCGCAAGCGCCTTTCTCGTCGTTAGGTCAGAACGTATTTTTTGTTACGGTAGCAGAGACAGTTAATTTATTAGACGCATCTAACGGCGAGAGATTTTTATTTGCCGACAGTGCTGAATCTGTAAGCCTAAGTGAAACGGTTGCTGCACAAGCAGTCTTTGACGGGCAGATTGACGAAGATGTGCAGTTTGATGCGGTAAACGCAGCGTTACAAACCGCAGATGCAGCGCAAAGTGAAACGGCGTCGTTTAGCAGCACTGAAGCAGGGCAGGTTGATTTTGTAGGGGCTGTTGCTGAGTCTGCGACGTTTAACGCCACGGTGTCTGGGGTACAGACTGCAAATGGTGCGATTGATGAAGAGGCGCATCTAAGCGCAGTAGTTGCCGGTGTCTCTCCGTTTTTTGGAGAAATTGACGAAGCTGTAAATGGCTACGACCTAAACATCACGTCTGGCGTTCTCATTAGTGTTGTAGAAGACCGTGTTGTTATGCGTAGTATTGTGTCCGGTGCACAAACGGCAAACGGCGCGATTGCTGAAGTAGTAGACGCAAGTGAGACCGTAGCAGCGCAGGCAGATTTTGTAGCAGTGCAGGCAGAAGAAATAGACGCAAGCGCAACTGTAGCAGCGCAAGCAGATTTTGCAGCAGACATCGATGAGGATGTGCAGTTTGATGCGATTAATGTAGGTGCGCAGGATGCTTTTGCTCAGCAAACGGAAGCAATAAATGTAAGTGACACTGTGGCATCGCAGGTTAATTTTGCAAGCGCAGTAAGTGAGGCAGTATCAGGTAGCAACACCCAGACCGCACAAGCAGACTTTTCTGCGGATATTGACGAAGATGTTCAGTTTGATAACGCGCAATCTCCACGAGTAGATTTTGCTGGGGCTATTTCGGAACAAGTTAGGTTTAGCGAAACACAGTCAGTACAAGCTAATTTTGTAGGTACTGTTGCAGAGCAGACTGGGCTTAGTGATAGTCAAGCGGCGCTTATTATTTATGGCGCAGAGTTGTTTGAAAGTTTAACGGCAAGTGACAGTCAAGCGGCGCAGGCAATTCTTTTTGTATTAATAAATGAGTTAGCGGAGTTTAACAATGTCCAGTCAGCGCAAGTAGACTTTGTAGCAGCGCAGGAGGAGGCGGCGCGAGTACTGGATGCGGCATCAGCGTCGGCTAACTTTATCGCGTCGCTACAAGAGCAAGTCCGGCTTTTGGATTCGCCGTTTGGTCGGTACTTGTGGGAGTTGATTAATGATGGGCAGATACCCAACTGGCAGGATATAAACAGCAGCACGACGCCGGGATGGGGGTTGATTGAGGCAAGCACTTCATCGGGCTGGCAGACAATAAACAGCAGCACGTCACCAAGCTGGGATGAGATTGATACCGACTCCGGTACTAATTGGAACAAAATAAACACGGTGTAATCAAATGGCGCTAGTTGTAGCAGATCGAGTAAAAGAAACTTCAACGACCGCTGGGACAGGCACACTGACGCTGGCGGGGGCATCGGCTGGCTTCCAATCTTTTGCCGTCATTGGTAACGGCAACACTACCTATTACACGATTGTTGATGGAACCACGGGAGCGTGGGAAGTCGGTATTGGTACGTACACAGCATCTGGCACAACGCTCTCCCGCGACACGGTGCTGTCAAACTCGTCCGGCACGACAACTCAGATTAACTTTGCGGCAAACGTCAAAGACGTATTTGTTACTTATCCGGCAAGCAAATCTACGTACGAAGATGAGGGGCAGGCGGTTTATGGTGGGGCGGGCACTGCTGCAATTTATTTGAATTCACAGAACGTGACGGTTAACACTACGGTGGCGTCGGGCTACAACGGTATGAGCGCAGGTACGGTAACTGTGGCAAACGATATAACCGTAACAGTGGCTGACGGCTCCCGATGGGTGATTGTTTAAGGGTTATACATGGCAACGGTAATCACAGCAGGAAATGCCACAAACGGGTTAAAAATAACTCCCGATAATACCGGCATACTGGAGCTAAAGACAGGCACGGGGTCTGGCACCACGGGCTTAACAATTAACGCTTCGCAGAACACGACGCTGGCTGGGACTCTTTCCGCAGGCGATATTACTTCTTCTGGTTTGGTTACGGGCGCAACCGGGGCGTTATACCCTATTGTGTCGGGTACTGCTCAAACTGCACCGTTTTCTACCAATACCCGCGCCGACTTTTCTAGTATTCCTTCGTGGGTAAAACGAGTTACGGTGATGCTTCAAAACGTCGGTACGAGTGGTACGTCTGGGCTGCTTGTACAAATTGGGGCCGGTAGTATAGATACATCAGGCTATTTGTCTGCATCATTTCAAACATCTAGTTCTACACAGTTACTCTCAACTGCTGGATTCGCTATATTTAATAATAACTCAAACGATAATACTAGCGGGCCACTAGTGCTAACGCTATTTGGAAGCAATATATGGCAAGCATCTGGTGTGCTGTTTAAGGATTCTTCGACGGATTATTTAACGATAACTGGCGGAACTCGAACTTTATCCGGCACCCTAGACCGCGTCCGCGTCACCACAGTAAACGGCACAGACACCTTCGATACCGGCAGTATCATCAACATCATGTGGGAGTAAAAAATGACCGCAGGTATTAAAGCGAATGTTGATGGAAGTGCTGCCGTTCAGGTAGGCGGTACAGATTTTATAACCACGACATCTGGTGGCGCGGTAACTATACCGGGGTCGCTTACTGTTACTGGTGCTATTACGCTTTCAAGTACTTTAGGTGTAGCTCAGGGTGGCACAGGGCAAACGTCGTACACAAATG